ATTGGTACTTTAGTATGGGAGTATAATCATTCTAGAAGACGTAATCCTAAACAACATGAAGCATTAAAACAAAAATGTATGGATTATGGTATGGTACAGGAGAATAGAGGCATGAATATTATTATGACAAAAATAAAAACAGAAAAATATAATATAACACTACAATAATGAAAGTATATCTAAGATTAAGTAATCAGAACGCATCAGCAGGAGGTAAAAAACAACGAATTAAAAATTTTGATAAATTAGAATGTCTAAAAAATCTAGTAGTCGAATTTGGTAAAGAAAACATTACAATAATAGCAGATTCGTTATCTGAAACGTTTAAACAACAAATTGAGACATTAAAAGGATATCATCANAGNAATGATACAGAAAATGTACCCAATTTAAATTTACGTGTTATACACGTAGAATACGGTAATGGTGCTGCTACCTATAGACACGCATATAACTTAGCGATTGAGGAAAATGATGATTATGATAACGTGTATTTAGTAGAAGATGATTTTTATCATAGACCAGGTAGTAAAAAGGCAATGATTGAAGCATTAGATAAATGGGAGCAATATACTACATGCTATGATCATCCAGATAAGTATTTAAACGCTATAGACGGAGGAAATCCGCATATAAAAGATGATGGAGAAATAACGCGTGTGATGAGAACAGATAATTATCATTGGAAAATAACAAATAGTACAGTAATGACATTTGCAGCTAAAGTAGGTAGATTAAAATTAGATTTTCCTACACATGAGCAATTTAGTAAAGATACAATTACTGATTCATATAGAATGTTTATGGCATTAAATGAGAAAGGTATTGGTTGTGTTTCTAGTTTACCTGGTTTATCATCACATTTAGAAACAGCATGGTTATCACCTGGTTATGATTGGGAAAACTTTGATTACTTTGGTGATATGCCTAAAACAAAATTAAAATTAAATTTACCTAGTAAATTAGATCATCATAATGATTATCCTATATCTCAAGGCAGTGCTAATCCACAAAATGATGACATTGTAGTGGGTGGTATGTAAAGACATATATAAGTATATTTGGCTACCGCATAAAGGGTTCGTATATTGACGCATATGAAAAATATAGATAAAGCAGTAATTAGAGGAATTTGGAAATTATTAACTGGTAACATTTGGAGATTTGGTGTTATAGCCATTTGTATAATATACTTGTATAAATTGTATGCTTAAGCAATGTAATAAATGTGGTGTAGACCTAATTGTAGGAGAAAACGCTAATATTAAAAACTATAATAATTCAGACTATAGATGTAAAGAATGTATAATCAAAACATCCTTAAAATGGGTTAAAAATAATTACGAACAATTTAGAAAAAAAACAGATAATTATTACAATACACCTTCAGGTAGAATAATATCTAAAAAATCTATGCACAAAACTAAATTTAAAGTTAAAGCAGGTGTATATGGGATATTCAGTGATTGTAAATTAATCTATATTGGTGAATCTAAAGCACCTAACAAACGTAAATTCACCCATTTTTCTAAAATGAAATGTCTTAAACAAGCAAAAATACAAAGTAATATTTGTTATGCTTTAAGTGTAGGAGATTTACAACGTGATAAACTACGTTTTAAAATGTTTAAATTTATTGATGACACGAGTACACGTAAACAACAAGAAGCATTGTTAATACAACGGTATAAACCATTATACAATGAGGTATATGTATAGTCATATACACACACTAAACATACACTAATGAGTGGAACTAAAATGACAGATGCTGAAATAAATAAACGTGTCGAACTATGTTTCGATATGCGTTATAAAGAAGGTATGCGTCAAGTAGATTGGGTAAAATATTGTCATGAACACTATGATGATAAATCAGAGAAAACCTATATCTCATATTGGATTAAATCAAAAGATAAATACGAAGAAGGATGGCGTGAATTATTATCTAAACAATTAAATCCAGCTGTTAATACATTAATTGAACTAATGGCTAGCGATGATGAGAAAGTTAGACAACGTGCTATAGATCAAGTATTTAAATACACAGGTAATGATGAAATTAAAGTTGCAGTAACAGGACAATTAGATATATCTTTAAACTGGGGTGATGATGCAGCAATTCAATCTGAATGATTTTTACGATAACTTAAACGACGCATTCCTTGAAATGGAAACAGAATACGTTGATAAAGAAGAATATATAAACGCAGGTATAATGCACGACGCTAGACAGGCATTAACACACGAAAAAGGACTATACAGTATATTAGATGCAAATAACATTATTTTCACCACATCAGGGGCAAAAAAAAGTCATAAACGATTTTTCAAATAGCGAACATAAATTTGGAACAGTAGTAACCTCAAGGCAATGGGGGAAGTCACTTTTGGGCCAAAATCTATTATTATATTGGTTATTACAGAATCCAAATCAAAAAGGATGTTGGATATCACCTATATACAATCAAGCTAAGAAGGTATTCCAAGAATTATCAGACGCATCAAATTCAATAATACAACAGAGTAATAAAGCAGAATTAACATTAAAATTTGTTAATGGTTCTACTGTACAATTTCTATCAAGTGAACGACCTGATAGTGTAAGGGGATTCTCATTTAATTATATGATTGTAGATGAAGCAGCATATGTTAATGAACGTGGATTTGAAACAGCTATATTGCCTACATTAACTGCTATAGGTAAAAAATGTTTAATCATTAGTACACCTAAATCTAAAAATTGGTTCTATAAATATTATTTACGTGGTTTAGATGGTAGTACAGAATATATTTCATTTAGAGGACAATCAACAGATAACCCATATATAGATCAATCATTTATAGCTGAACAACGTTTAAGTTTACCTGATGACATTTATCGTCAAGAATATATGGCTGAATTTACTGATGCGGGTAGTGAGGTATTTAGGAATGTAGATAATGCTTGTATTGTAAGTCAGTATATTAACGGAGATAAAGTGCAACGATGTTTTATTGGTATAGATACTGGCCTATCAAATGACTATTCAGTATTGACCGTAATGAACGAGTCAGGTCGCATATTATTAATTGACAGATTACGTGGTGAGAATATAAATACAATTGCTAGTAGATTTAATAACATATTATCTAAATTTAAAATCGAAGGTGGTTATGTAGAGGAAAATGGTATAGGTGCTGCGATGCGAGATTTAGTTATACCTAAAAATAGACGTATACGAGGATTTACTACAACACAAGATAGTAAAACAACTATTGTTAGAACATTGATATCAGATTTAGAAGCAGGTATAATAGAATTACCAACTAAGGAATTAGAACCAGAATGTTATAAAGAATTATCATTGTATACCTACAAATTATCTAATAATGGTAAATTAAGTTTTACACATCAAAATGGTATGCACGATGATATTACTGATAGTATTATGTTAGCAAATAAGGCACGTAATGAAATTAAAACAAATAAAATGTATATAGGTAGATCACCAGTACAATATAAACCACAATTTGGAGTAATGTAACATATCTCCTTTATTTAAATAAAATATTTATTCGTATATGAAGAAAAATTATAAATTAAAAATACCTGAGTATTTGTCAATTGACATATACCAGCAACTTCAAAATTTAGAACACCTAAGTGAATTAGGTAAACTAATAGAAGCGATTCATGTGTTTACAGGTATAGATCGTGATGAATTAAAAACATGGGATATAACAGATTTAGGTCGTGTAGCTAAAGATTATAGTGCAATTGATACTAAAGAACAATTTTACCCATTAATTAAATTAGATGGTAAAACCTATGGGTATGCAGATATATCTAGTATGTCATTAGGTGAGTTTATTGATTTAGAGAATCTATGTAAAAAACCAAATATTAACTTACACGAAATCATGGCGGTACTATATCGTGAAGTTAAAAGTCATAAATTTGACAATTTTATTTGGAATGTAAAGCATAATGTTCAAATAACTAGAAAGAAAGTAGACAATGTATTTAAATGGTATAAAATAAAAAAATATAGTAGTGAAGATAGAGTTGTAGATTCTAATGTAATGAAAGAATTTCCATTACCATTAGCATTAGGAGCATTGAGTTTTTTTTTAGGAACCGCCAGTCTACACTATCTAAATTCGATCAACTCTTCGGAGATGCCAGTGAAGGAAAAAGCAATGATGGGGATAGCGAAGAAGAGAACAATGGAAGCTTTAACTCACATTGGGGATGGTTTGCAACAATATACTCACTTTCCAAGACGAATATACTCTCCATCACTGGGGGAAACAGTATCACTGAGTTAAACCTAAGTTTTGTCTTGAATTATCTAGCAATAGAAAAAGATTATAAATTATTAGAGCAACAAGCCGAAAAACAACAAGCAAATAAAAATAGAATAAGACTAAAATAATATATTATGGCATGTAATTGTAAAAAAGCAGATAGACGAGATGTATGGTCAAGACATATGGCTGGGATTGATGCACATAGAATAGCAGCACAACTAATGGTTCAATTATCGTTAGTTAAAGAATGTATTGCAGCGGGTGATCCTGATGCTGTAGTAGTTAAAAAAACAAAAATTAAGAAATAATGACATCATTAGAAAACATAGTACAAACATTTAGATCAGCAGCTGATGCTCATGAGTATGTAAACTCATTTGCTTTCGGTAGTATTGATTTTTTAGATTCATCAAGTCAAAATATAAAGTATCCTTATGTTTTTCTAAGACCATTACAATCACCTGGATACTCACAGGATACACGATTAAGAATATTAGCATTTGAATTATATGCTTTAGATGTTCCTAAACTAAGTAATCAATCACCTGAGGCAGTAATGTCTAAGATGGAACAAGTATTATATGATTTTGGAGGATACATGAATTGGGGACCTCCAAGTGATGATCAATCAAAAGGTGTATCGTATGATATAACAGGTATAACACCTACATTAGAGGCATTTATGGATAGAGTATATGGTTATGTAGGCACAATTCAGTTTGCAGAATCTGGTATTTACGATTATTGTAATTTCCCTAAGAAACCATAAATGGAATTTGAAAACCTAGATAACGCACTATTAGATTTCGGGACACGTATAGTTGACGAAATGCAAAACCAATTATTTGAAAATAAATCGGTTAATACAGGTGACTTAGCTAGGTCAATTACTAGAACAGTAGTTCCATTACCTAATAACGGAGGAGAACAATTACAAGTATCATTATTATGGTATGGTGAATTATTAGAAGATGGAGGACCAGGTAGACGAGCAGGTAGAATGCCTCCTATTCGACCAATTGAAGGTTGGATTAAACGTAAAAAAATACCAGTACCAGCTAAATTTAAATCACCAGAATCATTTGCGTTTGCAATAGCAAATAGCATAAAAAAGAAAGGTGTTAAAAAATATAGTAAAAAACCATTTATAATGGAGTCAATTGATAATGCAGCAGCTAATTTTGGCACAGCTGAAATAACAAAAGCATTAGAAAAAGATATAATAATTAACATTAACGATGCTGCTGAATCAGCAGGAGCAACAGTAATATAAAATATGGCATTATCAATAGTATCATCACCAGATAGAGTAAATGCTACAACTAATAACTTACCTATTGTTGTAACAAGTCCATCTATGAGTATGGCACAATATAGGTTAGTAACAGAAATATACATTCCACAACGTGGATCAGCTCCGGTAACTACCATTAAAACATTTCCAAGCGCATCAGTTGCTATGATAGATATAGCACGCGTGTGTTCACAGTATTTGACATATGATAATGCTATGGAAGCTACTGGTAGTCAATACAGTAATACTAATGCTGCTTATTTTAGAGTAGTAATGGGTGAAGAATATTCTTCATCACCTTCAAGTAGTATAGTATCTTATAATGGTTTAGGAGCAGTAGGAAATCCAGCATTTAGTGCTTCATTTGGACCTGCACCTACTCAAGAAAAATTATTATTAGTACCTGCAGTTAATGAGTATAGCAATTTATCTTATAATTGGCCTACTGCATCATGGAATGAAAATGGAGGAAATCCATTATTAACAAATAATCCAGCATATCAAACAGATGCATTCTGGACCAATGGCAATTGGGATAATTTAATTGGTGAAGCATTTAGCTACGATTACGAAACAGTATCAGCAGTAACAGATGCTTTTGATACAGGTTTTGCATTTGTAAACGTAAGATTATATGATGAATTTGGAGTATTAGCATATGAAAATGATACTAGTTATGGTGATACTCAATCACCATTAGCTCCATTAATTCATGTTGGAATTGGTCCTGCTAATTTATCAGCAAGTAATTTTCCTAATACTGTAAATGCTAATTCAGCATCATATTGGATTGCTCAAAATGGTTGGAGTAGAATAACATATGAATTTGAAGGATTTAGTGGTAACTATAATATAGGATTTACACAACAAAGTTGTTCATTTTATGATCAAGTAATAGATGGTTCTATACCTAGTCTTCAAAATGATTTTATTAAAGGTAGAACAAGATTCGCTTTTATAAATTCATTCGGTGTTATGGATTATTATAATGTAGTAAATCCAGTAAAGAAAACAAGTA